CTTTGAATACTATCTTTTAATGTATTCTTATCATAGCCAAACACCACATTAATCATAATTTGGTGTTCTTCATATACTTCTTCAATAGAAGTAATGCGGTAATCAAGAGAACCATCAAGTTTTTCATCTCTAACAGTTCCAATATCACCTAAATCAAATTCTGTTCTATATTGTTGAATTGCTTGATTGCTTAAAGTAGCGGTATAACTGGAATTGTCACCATATTCTGCTAACTTCTCTTGTCCTCTTTGCGGCAAAAGCGTATCATCTTCTATATCTCTTGCGTCAAGAAAAGTTTCAATGCGGTTTAATCCAGTAGCACCATTATTAAGTTCTTCAATAGCCCTTTCCGCACCCTCACCTTGACCAGCTACAATCATATAAGTAGGAACAGTGTTTTCAACTGTAAGTGTGCTGTTATTCATCGTGCCATAGCCATAATCAAGCATCATTCTATTATTTTCGGTCTGTCCTGCGGTTCTATCTACACCATTCCAGATTTTCCATACAATAGCACTATCTTCAATTGAAGCACACCATCCAATATCATAGGCTGTTGCTAATTCAATTATTTCTTCACTTAATACTTGATAGCGTCCATCATAGGTAATGCCGCTGTGGTATGAAGTGTAAGGTGCTATTTTGCCGTAAATGCGGCGGCTTGTGTCTGTTGGGTTGATAATTTGCTTATCCAGCAATTCCGCAATAATGTATTCTGGTTCTTTGTTGTAGTAGTGTTGGTATGCTTCACCAGAAGCAGGAATAACAATGCGGCGTTCCGCAAGTCCCTTTAATTCAATACCTGTGTAAGTTACTGTATGAACGCCATCATTAATAGTATCTTCATAGTGCTATACAAACCCTGCTACATTCTCACCTAAACTAATAAAGTCCATACCCTTAATGCGTGACGCATTAAGGGATGAACCATTTAGAACAAGTTGCCATTCACCAATTCCGCTATAACTGCGTGTAAAGTTGAAACTAACAAAGTCATCAACTACGCCAAGCAGGTTTAACTTTGGTTCGGCGTATTTATAACAATAAATAGAAGCCAACTGTTACACCCCCAAATAGCGATTACGCCAGTATAAATAAACCTCTGGCTGACCGCCGTCACTACCAAAGGAAAGTTTAGACTAACCAAGAGGAAGTTGGAAGAATGAAGTGTTAATATCAATCAAGTTATAAGCACTTGTTAAGGTTCCGTCTGCTGCTTCCTTTTGGACTGTCTTATTGCCATAGGCTGTATCAATCCATAGTTTTTCATCAAGTCCAATAGTGGTATTAACCTTGATAAATTCACCTGTGGTTTCATTGGTTAAGATGGGGTTGATAGCGTCACCCCTAAATTCTGCTTTAATTGGTGTGAAGTAATCGCCGCTGTTGGTGATATAAGATAAGTCACCCTTGTTAGCAAAGGTGTAATATTCTGCGGCAAGAGGGAATGTTAAACCACCTGTGAAGTCATCCATCTTCATTACATTCTCTGCTACATCATAAAAGAATGGGTCATATGCGGTTAGTTCTACTTCAACCACACGCAAAGCACCTTTTCTTTCTGCTATCTGCGGCGTGATGGTAGGAATACACTTAATCATTTTACTTTGATAGTTGTTAGTATAAACAAGCGTTCCAGCACCATACAAAGGATTAAACAAGCGGTCAAGTTCTCTTTTCTTCTGGTCTGTGTTGCCAAATAGAAGAATGTTAAGGGTCATTACACGAATACCCATAGTAACATCATTTACTGTCTATCCGTGTTGCTTATATCCAACAGCAGTAGCAGGTAAGACTTCTGCGGCACCCATACCAGTAAAGTTAGAAAGAATGTATTCACCAGTATAATCAAAAGTAAGGGTATTACCCAAACTGTTAGTAAATGTAATTTTCTCCATTAGAACGCACCTGCCAAACTGCGGCTTAACCGCTTTACTTGTAATTGTGTTTGATATGGGCTTAACTCCTTCTGTGTGAAGTAGTTATTCTGTGTGATGTTGCCGCCAATTGGTTTATCTCTTCCTGTTAGCGGCGTTACTCTTGCCCCTGCTGGTAATTCAATAAGTTCGGCACCTGCTTCACCAACGATTGCGGCACCGCTTGAAATGATGTTACCACCAGAAGCCAATAGAGGAATGGTGTTAATGTGGAAGCCCATACCACCAACACCAGGCACCCAGTCAGGCACCTTAATTTTATTGATACCATTGATAAAACTGTTGATACCAGTAATGATAGCATTGATTGGCGTTTTGAAGATATTAGCAATACCAGAGATAATGCCAGTGAAGATAGATTTGATACCATCCCACGCTTTACTCCAATTGCCGCTAAACACGCCAGTAATAAAATCAATCAAACCGCCCAAGATGGTCTTGATGTTCTCAATGATGTTACCAAAGTGTGTAAAGGCACCATCAACTAATCCTTCAATGATACCACCAAGGAAAGTAAATACAGTTCCTAATACATCCAATACAGGTTTTAGAACAGTGCTAACCAGACTGACAACTTTACTAATAACATCCATCAATACAGTTAGAATAGGAACGAACACCGCACCAATTTGATTACCAATAGCCTAAAATTGTGATTGTAGTTTGTTCTGTGACTGTGTAAATTCTGTGCCAGCCTTAACACAATCATCACTCATTACTAAACCTAAATCATTTGCTTCTTTGATAAGTCCATTGACATCTTCTGTGGTGCTATTCAATAGGGGCATCAATTCAGTATAACTTTCACCAAATATAGCATTAGCCAATTGGCATTTTAAGGTATCATCTTCAATGCCTTGTAAAGCGGCAATGACTGCGGCAAATGCTTCTTCTTTATTCATTCCTTCAAGAGAAATGACAAGTGTAGCAAGTGCGGCACTACCTTCTTCACTGGTTTCAAACATTTGTTCGGCAAGTGTATTAACACCATCAACTAATTTATCATTATCTATTCCTAACTGTTGGAATACATAACTCCACTCTTGGTAGGTTGATGTAGTCATACTTGCCATCTGTGACATTTTAGATATTTCGGCAGCAGTTGAAGCACAACCACTTGCCAAGTCCCAAATGGCTTTTGCGGCTGCTGCTACTGCTGTTGCTGCGGCACCAAGAGAAAGAACAGACATATCACCGAAACTTTTCATATCAGTAATGCCGCCTTTTAAGCCACTCCAAATATCACTTAAACCTTGCTTCAAGTCACCAAACTTTAAGTTGGCTAACTTGTCTTTCAATTGGTCTAAACTTGTAATGCTTTCGCCGCTGGTTTCTTGAACTGCTTCTTTTGTTTCATTCAATTCTCTTTTGGCTTCCGCATTATCAACTTCAATACCAATCTTCAATTTACCTAAATCAAGACTTGCCAAAGCGTTTTCACCTACCTTTAATTAAATCTTGCGTGAATTGCTTCAAAGTCTGGTTCTGTTACTTCCATCCTCTTACAATCCTATAAGTATTTACGCCCTTCTTCTGTTTGGTTCAACTTCTCAATAATGAAGTTCTTACGCATCAAGAGGAAAGTGTCAGTAGGAAGTTGTAAAACCTCATTATAGTTTAATCCGCTATACTAAATGACCTGTCTTATACTATCCATATAAGTAAAGTCAGCATCAGCGGCGTTATCAGTAGGCAGTGAAGGGACAATTAAAAAGGGTTGTTCTGTAACTCCTGTGTGAAGTCAGTGTATGCTTTCACTACTGCGTAAATCATTACAATATCAAGATTGTCTGCGACCCATTCAGCAGTATAAACCTTTCCAAGAGTGTTGTTAGAAAGGATTGCGGCACACACATCAACTAAACCTTCAAGAAGTGATGCTTGGTTGCTTTCGTTAATCTGTCCCAATGCCACCATCTAAATTACAATCTTCTGTGTTGGCTTCTTGGTCTTTACAACTTCACCATCAGGTAAAGTAATGTCAAGTGTATTCTGCTTATATACAGATAAGTCTAAAATCTTATTTTCCATAGGTTTTACATCCTCCTAAAATTAATTGGGGCGGTTTATTCACCGCCCCTTATATTATTGTGCTACTACGCTTTCAGTTACAATTACAAGGGTTCCTGCTTCATCGCTGCTTAACGCCTTAAATTCAGCGTCAATAACAGTTTCCTTATCAGGAACAAAGGCAAGAGAGAAGCCAGCATTGGCGGTTCCTACAAGAGTAACACGCAATACCTTTTCGCCGTCATTATGAACGAAACGAATAACATAAGGCTTCAAGCCATTAGCACCCCTGCCGCCAACCTTGATAGTCTGCTTACCATCAGCGTTAGAGTATTCGCAAGCACCAGCAAGGCGTTGTAAGTTAGCCATATCCCAAGTTAAAACGCCAGACTTAAAGGTTACTTCTTCACTCTAAACAAAACGCTTTACAACATATTGGGTATCATCTACTACTTCATAGGTAGTAGGCTTGTATTCAAGGGTAGCACCGCCCTTAATACGACCCATAGTGTTAGCAGTGGTTTCAATAGTTTCGTCTGCTGGAATACCAGTGTCAGCATCATATTCCGCAACATATAAGTTACCGCTGCCAAGAATAATAGAATTTAAGTTCATTCTTTTATACCTCCATTACTTACAATATAGTAGTATGTAATTAAATGTTTGGTTCCAGTGGCGGCATCTTCCATACTGCCGCCGCCGTTAATTTCTACTTTGTGTATGCTATTGGTTAAAGGTTCGTCACCAGTAGTAAGAAGCAAGGAACGAACGCAAGTATCAATAGCATAGCAAGTAGCAAGTTTATTAGAGATAATGTGTATTTCTAAACGGTCAGTTCTTACAATGTTATTGTCTGTAAGAGGGGTAAAGGAATACACAATACCATCAGTGAAACCTTCAACACTGTGCGGTTCAATGCGATTACCCACAAGTGCGGCAAGGGCTTCACTTTCTTTCAAAATCTTAATCACTTGTTCCGCTACCATCCAATACCCCCTTGAAGAAGTCCATTATTTTTTCCCTGTTTTGGTCTATTGCCATTTGAATAAATGGCGTTGGTTCAATACCATCTGTGCTGACAAATTCGCCTGTTCTTTCATCCTTGTAAGTCCAAGGAACTGCCTTGCGTCCATTACCTTCTAATGCGTGAATACCTGTGCCTTGATGGACGAATGGGGCATAATCCAGATTTGAACCAACGAAAC